TAATGATGTTGCATCTGAAATGTTAAAAGATACTGGCATAAGAACTAAAGTGATAAAAGAATACTTACCAGCTATGAATGCTCTTATTAATAAGTACCTTCAAGTATTAGAATTCTTTGTAGCATTTCATTTAGATGAGAACTTTCAAGAGACAATAAAGTCCAGGCATCGTGATACATTCGTATATGATAATTTTTCTGAAGGTGAAAAGATGAGAATTGATTTAAGTCTACTATTTGCATGGAGACAAATAGCTAAGATGAAGAATTCTACCAATACAAATTTGCTTATTCTTGACGAGACTTTCGATTCGAGTCTAGATGAGGACGGGGTGGATAATCTGATGAAAATATTGTTGACTCTCGAGGACGGTACTAATACATTTATTATTAGTCATAAACCTGATTTATTGGAAAATAAACTAAAAGATAAAATTCAGTTTATCAAAAAGAACAATTTCTCCACGATTTCTTGAGTCTAGGACGGCTTTAGGAAACTCAATATCTAGATTTATTTATTACGTTTTACGTTTTTTCTTATAGAAAAATATTCTAAATTTAGGCTGTTTTATAGTAAAATAGTACTTTATGCGCTTTATGGTCGCATAAAGTTACACGCCAGCTGAAAACTATGGTATAATAGTACTATTAAAATAAAAAAGGAACTAAAAAATTGATTACACACACTATGGATTTTGACCCAAATATTTCAGTTTTCGAACTATTTAAAACTTTAAACTTTTTTGGGGCCAAACTTATATCATTAAACGAACAACCAAATTTACCCCTCCCTTCAATAACAATTGAAATTACTAAACCAAACTTGGACAAATTATTAACTCAAATATAAAATCACCTGGCCTACTGACTCGTTCACACTGGACCCATAAGTTTTTACACGAAACCACCAAACTATGGTATAATAGTACTATAAACAATAAAAAAGGACATTAAATTATGAATATCGCAATTGAAAAATTATTAAAAGATAACCCTGACAAGGTTCATTTTACCACTAAGGAAATTAAGAAGGCTGCTTCTGATATGGGGGAAAATCCTCGTAATGCTTATACATTTATTAAGTATAGAGAAAAATGCCCAATAGTTAGACGTGGTACTTATGACTTATCAATGTTATTGCCAAAAGATTCAAGGCCTAAAAAAGACCCAGAGATGTCTTATGCATCTTCAACTGCGGTTGCTTCAGTTTCAAATGATGAAGTTTTTGTTCCTTCTTTTGATAAGACATTTGTTCCTTGGGGTAACTTTACAGAATTATTAAAACTCATTAGGTCGGGTATGTTTTATCCAACCTTTGTTTCTGGATTATCTGGTAATGGTAAAACATTTATGATTGAACAGGCATGTGCAAAGCTTAAACGTGAATATGTTCGAGTTCAGATTTCTCCTGAAACGGATGAAGATGATTTAATTGGTGGATTCCGTCTTATTAAAGGTGAGACAGTTTTCCAAAAAGGACCAGTTATTAAAGCTATGGAAGCTGGAGCAATCTTAATGATTGACGAAATTGACCGAGGTACTAATAAGATTATGTGTTTACAGGGTGTCCTTGAAGGTAAGCCAGTTTTAGTTAAAAAGACTGGTGAAGTTATTGAACCTAAAGAAGGTTTCAATGTTATTGCCACTGCTAACACAAAAGGTAAAGGTTCAGAAGACGGACGTTACTCAGGTGCCACAATTATTGATGATGCTTTTTTAGAGAGATTTACAATTACTCTTGAACAAACTTTCCCAGCTATTAAAACTGAGAAAAAAATTGTTATGAAACATATGCAAAAGTTTGAGGCTATTGATGATGAATTTGCGGACCTTTTAGTTGGTTGGGCAGATGCTATTAGGAAGACTTTTTATGATGAAGGTATTGACGAAGTTATTTCAACTCGTAGATTATGCCACATCGTTCAGACTTTTTCAATTTTTGGAAAACGTGATAAAGCAATTGCTTTATGTGTAAATCGTTTTGATGAAGATACTAAAGCTGCTTTTATTGACTTATATGAAAAAGTTGATGCTACAATTAATGCTCCTGAACCTGAAGTTGATGAAGATGGTATTCCTCTTGGAAGAGAAGAAGCATCTTTTAAAGATAACAACAATTGGGAGGACGAATAATAATGCCATTAAATATTTCAGCTCAAGAATATTTAGCTAAGCTATTAGCTAAAGAGAATTTATCAGTTCAACATGGTAATTACTCAACAGCTTCATTTGATATTAAAAATAGAGTGTTGAGGTTACCACTTTGGGCTGATAAAGGTAAAGATGTTTATGACCTTCTTGTTGGACATGAAGTTGGGCATGCTCTTTACACTCCTGAAGATGGGTGGCATGATTCTGAAAAGAAAATTAGACATATTCCTAGAGCTTATTTAAATATCGTTGAAGATATTCGTATTGAACGTATGATACAAGAGACATATCCTGGTATCGTTCGTAGATTTATGTTAGGTTATAAGAGATTGTTTGATGATAATTTATTTGGTACTGATGATAGAGACATTAACAAAGCTGGTCTTATGGATAGGCTTAATGTTCATTCAAAAGGTAGAGGTTATGTTCCAATTGAATTCTCAGATGAAGAGTCTCCATTAGTTAAAGAAGCTATGGAAGTTAAAACTTGGGATGACGTTGTCAATGTTTGTGAAAAATTATTTGCTTTTGTTGATGAAAACGAAGAAGATGAAGAAATGCCTGAAGGTACTGGCGCTGATTTTCCATCTAATGATATGGACGGTGATGATGATGCTGAAACTGAAAATCCTAAAGGTACTACTCCTCCAGAAGATGATGATGAAATGGATGAAGAAGGTGAAGGTGACAATGGCGGTGAATCTGAAGAAGAAAGTAAAGATAAAGAAACTAAAGAAAAACCAGCTGATAAACATTCCCCTTGGACTGAAGAAAATTTTCGAAAAAACGAAGAAGATTTACTTGAAACGCAAGAATCTAGGCACGAAGGTTCAGCGCAATCATCATATTCATCAGGAATTACAGATGAAAATTTAGAAAAAATTGTTTTTTCTTATAAAGAAGCAAAAGCTTTTAGAGATGCATATATTGAAAAGGCTGATGAATATGACCATGATTATATACCTTACCATCATGAATCAATTATAGAAGATTGGGACAAATCAAAGCCAGGATTTAATTCTACAGCTAATTTATTGGCTAAAGACTTTGAACGTAAGAAGGCTGCTTTTGAATATTCAAGAGCTATTACTGCAAAGACTGGAAAACTTGACCCATTAAAGCTTCATTCATATAAAATTTCTGAAGACATATTCCTTACAACTACTCAATTGGCACAAGCTAAATCACACGGAATTATGATGTTCGTTGATTACTCTGGGTCAATGTGTGATATCGTTGAAGATGTAATTAATCAGGCAATTACGATTGCAATGTTTTGTAGAAAAGTTAATATTCCTTTTGAGGCATATTCATTTAGTACTACAGGATATCGTTCAGTTTCAGAAATTGAAAAAGAAATTGTTATTAAAGGAAACGAATTAGATTCTTTAGATGGTGTTAAAGTTGTTGAAATGTTTTCTTCTAAAATGAATACTAAAACTTTTGAAGAAGCTTCTTTTACCCAATTTGCATGTTCTAAAGCACACTCATACAGAGGGAGTAAGTCTTATTATGTAAGTGGAAACAGATTATCTGATATTGATACAATGGGTTCAACACCTCTTATTCAAACTACGATTTTGGCAGCTAAGCTTACTAATGAATTTCAAAAGAAGCATGCAATACAAAAGACGAATATAATGATTTTGACTGATGGTTACCCTGACCAAGTAGCTGCTAATTTTGATGATGATGCTGATGTTAGAACTCATCGTAATAAAAAATTGGTTAACTTTGATGGTAAACTTATTAAAGGTGATAATTCAAGAGAGCTTTATAAAAATGCTTTAATTAGACTTAAGGAAATTACTGGTGCTAAAATCATAGGTATGCATTTGGCACATGATGCTTCTTCTTTTGGTCAAGGGTTTTGGGACATTAAAGATGGCGAAGACTTTAAAGAAGTTATTAAAAAATGGAGAAGAAATAACTTTTCAGTTTGGACAAACCAAAAAGGTTATGACGATTACTTTATAATTAAAGTTGGTCATAAAAATGTTGATGAAGAATTTACACCTAAAAAAACTGAGTCAATCAGGGACATTAGGAATGAATTTAAAAAATTCAACAAAACTAAAAAACACACAAAACAATTAGTTGGGAGGATTGCTGATGCAGTGGCAGTATAAAGTATGTGCGTTAGGGTTGCTATTTTCAGCAGCGATTAATGCGAATGGGTTACATTTTAATGTTGACCCTAACACAATAAAGGGAGGCTATTCTTATATAACCGACCCTACAGGAACTTTTGACAAAGTTCATAAATTTTCTATTAAAGATAAATGTGGAAATAATATAAGAGATTTATCAGGAATGAATATCATTGGTGAAATGGAAGACAGTGATTGTGGTGAAAATTCTGTAAGGTCAGAAATATATGAAGAGGTTTGGGAAGATAATTTACGTGGTGATATTCAGCCGGTCCATCAGTGGTATAGTTGGAATGTTTATTTGCCAGAAAATTTTCCTATACAAGAGACTGGAAAATTATTGCTTGGGCAATTCCATAATGGAGAATGTCCACATGTGTCTTTTACAAGTCGAGGTTCAAAATGGTTAGACTATGCTGAAGACGAAGACACATTACATTTCGAAACAATGAAGTTGTGGTATGGTGATTGTGAATCAGTAGTTCGCAAACCAATAATTAAAATGTCAGAATTGCGAGGCAAATGGTCTCATTTTGTATTAGAAATGCATTGGGCTGGAGCTAGGGAAGGAAATGGCTTAGCGAAAATGTGGATTGATGGTGAATTGGTATTAGACTATAAGGGTAGAACCTTAACACCACAAAAAGAAGATTTAAACTTTATGAAAGTTGGTGTTTACCAATGTTGTAACGAAGGAACTATATTACCTGCAGATGCTATGTTCACAACACCTGAAAAAAATATGAAAAATATTTTCCTATAACTGTTTACTTTCCCCTATAATTATGATATAATAATACTATTATGAAATTTAGTAATATAACAAGTGATGAAATTAATCACATCATTAAACAAAAGAATAATCTTATGAAATTTAATGAACATAAAAATCTGAACGATGTTGCGAAATATGTAGAAAAAACCTATTCAGGTCATTATACATCCGCAAATGGAATTCAAAGTATGGACCTAATCTCGTCTTCTGGACGTGGATTAGATTTTTGTCTTGGTAACGTAATGAAATACGCAGCAAGATATGGTAAGAAAAATGGAGCTAATAAAATAGACTTAATGAAAATAATTCATTATACTTTATTGGCAATGAATGAACATGATATAAAGGAGAAAATGGATGAATCTGAATCCACAGACAATTGATGTCTTAAATAATTATCAACAAATCAATAGTAATGTTGCATTAGGTGAACCTGGATATGTTCGAACAATGTCAGTATCTAAAACACTTATGGCAAAAACAGATATACCTGACCAATTTCCATATGAATTTGGAATATATGATTTAGGTGAGTTTTTAGCTTGTATTAGCATGTTTGATAATCCAACACTTGCGTTCGATCCTGATAAAAAATTCTGTAATATTACAGATGGTATTACAAGCTTTAAATATTTTTTCTCCGATAAAGAGATTCTAACAGTCCCTACGAAGGATATTGAGTTAGAATGTGGGGATGTAGGTTTTACACTAACACATGACGAATTAAATCGACTAAGGAAAGCTTCTGCAACACTTAAAACAAATCAATTAAGTGTACGTAAGAGTTCAACTGGAAGTCATTTTATTGAGTGTGTTATTGAGGATAAGAGTAATCCTACCTCAAATCAATTCACATTAAACATTTCAAATTGTAGTATAAATACTACTGCAGAGTTTGATTTTGTTTTTGATATGAATAATTTTAAATTCGTCAATGCTGACTCTTATGAGTTTGGTATTGATAAGAAGCTTATAGCTTCTGTAATGGCGGGCAGTACACAATATTGGATTGCTCTTGATAAAACAACAACATATAAGGAATGATATGGCAAAGAAAACTGATGACGTAGTCGAAGACATAGTTGAAGAAACGACAGAACCTAAAATTGATGAGGCTCCACAGCCTACAGGTGCGGGTTTAAACTTATCTGATATTACATCTGCAGTTCAAATTATCGATGTATGTACTAAACGTGGTGCATTTAACGGTGATGAATTGGCTGATGTAGGTGCGGTAAGAAATCGTTTACAAGCTTTTGTAATTGCTTCTACGCCAAAACCAGAAGCAACAACGTAAGTTAAACACTTTTATATTATGAGGTATTCGTGGAAGAATTTCTATTTGTAGAAAAATATAGACCAAATACCATTGAGGATTGCATTCTCCCTAAAGGCTTAAAAGATACTTTTCTTGAAATAGTCACTAAGGGAGAACTTCCTAATATGATGTTTACAGGTTCAGCTGGCATAGGTAAAACTACCGTTGCCAAAGCTTTATGCAATGAGTTAGATTTAGACTATATGATGATTAATGGGTCTGAAGATGGCAACATTGATACCCTTCGTGGTAAAATTAAACAATTTGCAAGTACAGTATCATTACATGGTGGACAA